TCGGTCTGTCCGTTCTGCGGCGCGACAGCGGTGGCGGCCGGTGCGGCCGGTGCGGCTGGCACGCCCGGCGCGGCCGCGCGGGCCTGCGCAGGCATGGGCTTTCCGGCCAGCCCTGTCGGATCGACGTGGCGGCCGCCAACGATAACCTCATAGTGCAGGTGCGGTCCGCTGGTGCGGCCGGTCATCCCTACCGAACCTAGCACCGTGTCCCCGGTGACGCGCTGCCCGTCCTTCACGTCTACGCGGTCGAGATGCATGTAGCGCGTGACGACCCCACCCCCGTGGTCGATCGTGACGATGTTGCCGCCCTTCTCGCTATGCGAGACGCGCACGGTTCCGGCCCCTGCGCCAGACTGCACGGGTGCGCCCCGCGCCCCGGTGAAATCCGTTCCTTGGTGTGCGCCGTAGTCGCGCCGTGCGCCAAAAACCCCGCCCCGCACCGGAGCGCCGCCACGGCCGCGCAGCGGGTCCACGTAGGCGGCGCGGCCGCCGGTCGGCGTCGGAGCGTTCGCACCCCCGCCGATCTTGCCCGCCGCCTCCAACGCCGTGACGTGATCGACGCCACCGAGCCGCGAGATCGCCCCTTCAGGATCGCGCATGACGTCGCCCTGCGCTGCGGCCACGGAGACGGCCCCTTTCCATCGGGTCGCGTATTCGAGCTTATCCTGCGCAGACAGGCCTGACGCACCGATGATCTGGTCGCCCTGCGCCAGCCAATCCGCCAGCTTGTCGGGCTGCTGCATCGCCCCGTTCTGGAGCTTGCCGAGCGAATCGGCGATGGTCGTCTTGTAGTAGCTGTCGCGCTGCCCGAACTCGGCGCGCAGCGCGTCCCCCGCGAAGCCCGCGCGAAGCTGCCCCATGCGGGCCTGCCATGCGTGACGATCCCGCTCCGGCACCTTTTCGAGAAAGGCGGCCGCGTCCGCGTCGAACGCCGCCATGGTCGTCTTCGTGAAGTCCTGCGCCGGGCCGGATAGGCCGCGCTTCGCTTCCTCCAGCTTCGTCGCCTGATCGGAGCCGAACGCGACGAACGTCGTCTGCCGGTCGAACTCGGCCAGGCGGTTCGCTTCCTCCTGCTTGACAAGCTCGAACTGCTGCACGGCCTTGCCTGTGTCGGCCCCGGCGTCGCCAAGCTGCTGAAGCCCCGCACCGACCGCCGCGCCGAAGGCCGCAGGCGAGACACCCTCGACCCGCAGATCGGCCGAAGGCATGATGCGGCGGTTCGCCGTCGAGGCGATTGTCGGAAGCTGCGCCATTACGTCCCGCTCACGCTGATCGAGGAACCGCGCATACGGTAGACGTCAGCCACCCCGCCGAGTGCCTTGGAGCCCATTCCGAGCACCCCGCCGATAATCGCGTTCTTCGCTTGGTTCTTGTAGAGCTTTGCGCTGGCGTTGAGCCCGGTCGCCTGCACCGATCCGTCGTAGACGGCGGTGAGGTAGTCAAGCTGCCCCTGCCGATCCGTCTGGTCGAGCAGATCGTTCATGGAGCCGGTAAGCTCGAAGCCGTTCTGGAGCGCCCCGGCGCGCATCGCGGCCATGCGCTGACGGCCTTCTCGTGCCACCTCGCCTGCCTTCAGCGAGGCTTGCTCCTGCGCCTGCTTGGCCTGCGACCGAGCGAGATCGGCCTGATATGACGCGGCGTTTGCAGAGGCGAGCGCCGACGCGCCGACGCCTAGCGTAGCAACAGCCGTGGACGCTACGGTCGCGCCAACTGCGGTTGCGGTGGTGGCCGAAGCACCGACAGCGGAGCCTAGCGCGGCGAGAGCGGGGGCGATAAACGCCATCTTACCGCACCCGCGCGAAGAGGCTGTAGTCACGCCCCTGCCAGAACTTGCCCATGATCCCTTCCTTCGCGAAGCCGAGATGATCGAGCAGACGCTCCCCTTCGAGGTGGCCTGCCGCTACATGCGCTTCTATACGAATAAGGGGCGACACGTCGAGAGCGCGTTTCATGAGCCTGAACGCGGACAACCGGTGGCTGGCGAAATCGTCGGAGAGCAGCGCCCACGCAAGCCCTACGTCGGTCCACCGCTCGAAGATACCGGCCATGCCCACGATCTTGTCGCCATCTACCGCCGCGAGGGCCATGCCGCCGTCGATCGCCATGGCGAGGCTTTCCGGCGTCATGGCCTGGCCGGTCACTTCCTGCACCGATTGCAGCTTCAAGCGCTCGGCCATCCAAGGCCGCGCGGGGATAAGGTCAATCATTCACTTCCATCCGTGCCGTGAGCGCTACTAGCGTCATCGGCAGCATAGGCGAAGATTGCACGCAGATATAGCCGTCAGTTCCGAGGTCCGCAGGGAACTCGATCTTGCGGTCGCCGCTGAACAGCGCGGGCGGGGTGCCGACCGGGTTGCTCGGCTTCAGGCCGGGGATCGGATCAAGCCGATCGAAGGTCGGGCCGATGAGCCCGCCGATGGTGTGCCGGAGCCGCGCCCACACTTCGCCGAAAGATTTGCTGCGGGTCTGCGACGTGCCGTCTTGCGCGCCTCCGTCCGCTCGCATGGTCTGAAGCTGCGCCGGGCTGTCGAAGCCGATCTGCACCTTTGTGGCGAAACGGTTGAGCGTGATCTGGCCGCCGGTCACAACGCGATCCGCGTGGGCGCTGCCGTCCGCGAGCACCTGCACCGTCGCGCCTTCGAGATGGCCGAGCCCGGCGATGATCTTCGCCGACGCGCCGTCGTAGGTGATCCCCGCGTCGCCGTAGAAAGCGTCGGCCGTGTCGATCTCGACGAGCCGATTGTCCTCCAGCACCTCGACGTAGCGCACCGTCGAGCCGTTGATGGTGCGCCGAACCGTGAACCACACGTCGTCGCGGCGGCCGTCAGGCGCGGAGATCACCGCGACCGTTTCGACAAAAGCATCTGGCCCGCCGATTTCGTGCGGCACCCAAGCGACGACACCGCGCTCGCGATTGTAGGTCAAGGCGGCCAGGGTGCCGTCCGCGAGGACACACCAGAGGATATTGTCGGGCTCCTGTTGGAAGTCCATGTCGACGACGCCCGTGTCGACGATGTGCTCGGACAGGACGGTGAGATCGTCGGCCTTGTAGCGGTCGCTGGCGTAGTCGTAGATCAGTTCGCGCAGCTTGCGCCCCGCCCGCTGGATGAACAGCACGGCGCTGCCAATGCGGATCGGTTCGAGCAGCCGGGAGCCGTATTCGGTCTGCGGCATGGACGTCGCGTTGTCTGCGGCGAACACCTGCGTAGTCGTCTGCTCCTGCACCGAAAGCTCGTTGCGCGCAGTGCCGACAAGCAGCGCTTGGCTCGGCGTGATCCAGCGGATCAGATCGAGCCGGTCGCTGGCGATCGAGAGCTTGATCGCCGTTTCCTTGGTGATATCCGGCCCGTCCTGCCGGGAGAAGTCGTCGTAGGCTCCGACGACCGAGAAGAACAGTTCCCGGCCGCGCGCGTAGACTAGCCGCTCGCGGAAGAACGCGACGCTCGTCGGCCACCCGCGCAAGGGGCTGAACGCCGACTTGGCCCACCGGGTCGTGCCGGTCGTGGTGAACGACGTCGGAAGCTGAAGGCGGCCGTTGTTCAGGATCACCGTCGCGGTTGCGGTCGTGCCGCCCCCGCCGATCGCGGTGATCTTCGCCCACCCGTAACCGGAGTGCCGATACTCCCATTCGATGCCGTCGCCGTCAGACTTCGCGAGGTCGACGGAAGCGCCCGCCGGGCCGTCCCACACGCGGCCTTCGGTGTGAACAGGGGGCTTCGCGCCCGTGCGGCCCGTGCCGCCCGTGCCGGTCGAAAGGTAGTAGTTGCCCTCATATTTGCGGTAGACCCCGCCGCCCGTGGCGGTCTGCACCTGCCACGTCTTTACGCCCGCCGCGTCCTTCTGCTCCATGTAGAAGGCGGTGCCGATATCGTCAGCGGTGAAGATCGCCGAAGAGGCGGTTAGCGTGATGACGCCTGCCGTCCCGCTGGCCGTGATGGTCACGCCGCTGTCGGGGTCGATATCCTCGAAGGGGCCGTTCTCGAACTCGATATCGGCCAGGGTCCAGTTCGTCGCGCCGAGACGCGAGAGCTTCTGCGGCCGCACCGCGCCGTCGCTATGCACGCACCACATGACGTCGCCGCTCTGCACCGATCGCAGCGCGAGCGTGCCTTCTTCAGAGATGAGGTTCGCGGCGCTCCACGGCGTGACGATCTCGTAGGGCGAAGGGCCGGAGAGCAACTGGCCCCGGTTCACCCAAAAGCGCATGGCGAGATCGGTCAACTCCAGCACATAGCTCTGCGCCTGATTGAACTCGAACGACATGAACCACGCGCGGTTGTTGGTCTTCGTCGTGCCGAGATAGCGCGTGCCGCCGCGACGGGCGGCAGGGCCTTGCACGGTCGGGATGAAGTTGCGTAGCCGCTTGCAGCCGGAGAAGTACTTCTCCTGATCGGTGCGGCCGTCGATAAGGGGCGACAGTTCCCCCGCGTTGAAGCTATTCCAGATCGGTGCGCTGCGTGCCATGGCGATATCCTAGCCGGATCACCACTGCCGCGCCAGCACCCAACTGTCGTCGGGAAGCGTCTGCGGCGGAAGCTCGATCGCGTTGGTGCGCTTGGCTTCCTTCAGGGCTTCGAGATAGTCCTGCTTCAGCGATTGCTTCAGCGTCATGTTCTTCGCGATCGTCTGCACAAGCTCGCTGGCGAGCCGACAGGCGAAGGCTTCGACGAACGCTGCATCCCAAAGCGCCACGGAGCCGGAGACGTCGCCGACGTAGACGATCTTCGCCGCGCTGTCGTTGGCCTGAAGGGTGCGGCCCTCGATCGCGTAATAGGGCGAGAGCCCGCTATTCCCCTCGCGGATCGAGGTGAACACCCAACTGCCGTTGAGAGTGATGAGCCGGAGGCAATCGGCGGGGAGGTTGAACGACGCAGAGAAGTCGTCGCCGCCGGTCGGAACGGCCAGGGGGGCGAGCGTGGCGCGCTTCTTTGCGAAGCTCCACGCCTGCCGACGAAGCTCGTTCTGCGCGACAGTCTCGAAGACGAGAAGGGCTTTGCGGGCCTGCTCGGACGCTTCGTCGGGCGAGGCGATAGTGTTCGCCCCGATCTTGATAAGCGCCCGATTGATGACTTCCGTCTTGTTGCTCATGTGCAGCACCCTGCTTGCCACAACCCTGCGCAGGTGATCATGGCCAGTAACAGCCAGCCCATGTTCAACCGCCTGCTCATGCCGCGTCCACGCCATCGCCGTTAAGGTGCCACAGGTGCTGCAAGCCCGTTTCGTTGCCGGTGTAGGCCGCGGTCGGCACCACCAGCATCTCGGTCAGGGACATCGCCCGGTTGAATACCGCCACCTCGTCCACCACGGCGGCGGTCAGCACTTCCGCGCCAGCCTGATTGGCACCGATGCGGAACGGATTGGTCACCGTATAGGCCGCGCCGTTGCCGGTGTGCGTCTGCGCCAGAACGCCATCGATCACCAGGTGCCGCCGCTGGTTGCCCGGCTCCTGCACAACAACCACACTGTGCAGCCCGCCGTCCGCTGCCCAGCCATGCGCCTGCACGAATGAATTGGCATTGTCGTACTTGACGTAAATCTGGCCAGAGGAATTCAGCTTGATGATCAGCACGCCTTCCTGCCCGCAGATCGTCTGGAAGGCTCCCGCCGCCGTGTTGTACTTCAGCCGGAAGCATATCGTCCGCCCGGCATAGGGCAGCGCCGGCAGCAATGGCCCGGCGCTGGTCAGGTATCCGCCAGAGCGCCCGTCGCCAAACTGTGCCGCGGCATAGGCTGCCGAAACCTCGGTCAGCGTGCCGGTGGCCTTGCGCAGGATCGGTGCGGTGGGGAACCGCAGCTGCCGCCCGCGCGCAATCCCGTCGCCATCGTCGCTGTTATCGAAAATGCCGGATGCGCTGGCCGCCGCCACCGGATGGACCGCCATCGGCCAGACTTCCAGCGGCACGTCGCCCGGATCAGCGGCGAGTTTGAGCGTGATCGTGTTCGTGCCCACGGTGATCGGCGTCACCGCGTCCAGCGCCAGCGCCGCCCCCGCCTGGTTTGCCGCTCCCATGACCAGCATGCGCGTTTCCGGCGAGCCGACTGACACCAGCGATGTCGCCCCCGCGGGCAGCGAGACAGCACAGGTCAGGTCAACGCCGCTCTTGCTTACCGATGTAATCTGCGGCCCGGTATCCCCGGCGGCCGTGTACATCGCGCGGTATTCGTGCTGCGCCGTCCGCCGCGCGCCGGTCTGCACCGGGTGTACCATGTCGGCATTCATGTCGATGTCGCTCATGGTGACATAGATGCCGCCATTGTCCTGCGCCCAGCGCTCCATGGCGGTGCGGATATTGGCCCGCGCCTTGAAGTCGCCCCAGCTGGCCGAATTGACGTTGGGGATGGCCGAAAGCACCTTGCGGAACGGCACCGAACTGCGCGTCGCCATATCGGCAAAGAAGGTGGTGAGATGGTCGTACATTACGTGATAGGCCATGATGTTGGCTGCATCGGTATGGCCCAGATAGAGCATGCATTCTTCGAACGCGCCGCCGCCCAGGGCCAGATTGTTCACCAGCGTGGCATGGTTCGCCCCGCCGGGGATCCAGTTGGTTATGGATGTGGAGCCCTGCGCATAGCCGATCACGCCCGCCGCGATGCCCAGCTCGCGCACTATCAGGTCAAGGTGCTCGGCCGCGCCGGCAGAGTTGATCACCCGCGCGCCGTTGGGCGCATCGGTTGGCAGCACCCAGCCCGTGGCAGGATCGCCCGGCATCTGGAAGCGCACCCGGCCCTTGGGGTTGATCGTCCCGCCAGCGGCGGCAATCGTCCCGCTGGTGTCGTGCAGCTTGGCCATCGCGTCCAGCTGGAGCGACTGGCCAACCCGGTTTGTCACGATGCTGATGGCCACCGGCACCGTGCCATTCAGCCAGGTGGTCCCGCCAGAGCCATCCGATATCCCAAGGTCGAGGAGGAAATCAGCATCCCCGGCAGGCACGCCAGCGGCGATCAGCGTGGTTGCCCCGCCTGCTACACTGCCCGCAGCCCATGCCGGTTTAATGTCGCCGCGCGTTGCCCCGCCGGACGAAAGCCGGGCGTGGAACGTGCCGGCCGTCGCGCTGGCGATGGTGACGTCGATCGCGCCAGCACCCTTGCCAAAGTCGCCGCCGGTAAAGGTGGTGCGCTGGTATCGCCGGTAAGCCGCCGCCAGTTGCGTCATGGTGAAGGTAGCGGTAGGCGCAGATAGCCCGCCGCCGACACCCGCCGAGATGCGCAACACCCGCGCCCGATCGCGAGGGCGGCGCAGATTAACCATTAACCGAAGGCCACGAGCGCAGCGGTCGTCCCCGTCGCCATAACGTAGAAGGTGTCCGGTACATAAAGCTGCTGGCCTTCTGTCAACGTGACAGTCCCTACAGCCACCGCCCCGGTCTGCGTGCCTTTGAACACAACGTCCCCGGCGGCCACGCACAAGATAGTGGACGCCCCCGCTACCGGGACCGTATCGCTCGGAGTAATGGGCTGGATAAGACCAGGTTGCATGTCGGTTCCTCTAAGGCGTTACGCCGCTGGCCACGTCCGCTTGATGATCGCTTCGGTGATCGTCCCCAGCGCGGCGACAGCCTGCTCTTTCGACGTCAGCACCGCGTCGTCGACAATGACGCGAACGCCGATCGTGCCGCCCAACGACGCCACGCCGAGCGTCGTCGCGATGTTCGAGCCATCTTCGACGGCGCGCGGCGTGGAATCGTATTGGACGGACATGATCGGTTACGCCTTGTTGTAGTAGAGGTCGATCACCAGAGTGCCCGCAGAAGGCACCGCAGCGGTCGCCGCCGTGAGATAGATCGGCGTGTCGCTTGCGTAGGCTGCGGCCGCCTGCGCCGAGGCCGAGCCGAAGAAGGTCGGCGTGTCGACGGTGGTGAAGGTCGCGGCGGCGCGAAGCTGGCCGTTCAAGGCGTGCGTCGGCGAGGTGCCGATGGCGACGACTGCGGTCGAGAGCGTCACCGACGAGGTGATGATGCCGAAGTCGAAGACGTAACCGGCCGGGACGATGGCGAGCATAACCCAATCCGCAGTCGCGACACCGGCCGTTGCGGTCCCGAACACCGCAGTATCGACGGCGGCGAGGTTGAGAACCGAGCGGAACCGGAACACGCGCCCGCCATAAGCCGGATCGCCCGGCTTGATGATCGGACGGGATGCCTGCCCCGCGAGGTTCTGTGAATACTTGAGAGCCATTTCCGTGTTTCCTTTCGTCTATGTGTCGAGCCGAAACCGGATCAGCCGGTGGTCGAAATCTGCACGACCTTCTTCTCCTGAAGGCGGGTCGCACCGATGGTCGACTTGACATAGACCTGCGTGGCGTAGCGCTTGTCGGGGCGCACGTCGACGCGGCTGGCGACGTCGTTCCACATGCCGAGGTGCATGGCGCTGGCGCACCACGCGGGCACGAGACGGGTGGCCTGCCCCATGGTGGCCGCAGCGTCATACGCGGACGAATCGTTGAACTCGACCGGGATGAAGTTGAAGCCCATGAAGGCCGTGACCTTGCCTTCGACGAGCGTCGGCCGGGTGTTGTAGTCGAGGTTCGTGACCTGAATTTCGTTGAGCAGGCCGTCGTGATCGTTCGAGGTGATCGCGCAGAACAGCTTCTCGTATTCGAGGTCGACGCCCGCCGACATGAACAGCTTCTTCGCGGCGCGCAGCTTGGCGACGTTCATGTTCGAGTTCGCGCCGCCGACGTTGACGCCCACCTGCTGCCCGGCCGGGAAGGCCGTCGAGGTGGTGCCGTTTTCGCCGGTCGCAGCCGCAGCGAAGAATGCCTGAAGGATTTCGTCGTCCTGCGCGCGGCGCACGGCGTTGACGCCGTTCTGCACGTAACCCGACTGCGGGTCGATCAGCATACGCAGGCGATCCTGATCGTCGATCAGATCGGCCCATTCGTAGTCGTTGGGAAAGACCCAACGCGCGTCAGCGGGGGTCGAGATCAGCGGCGTGTCGGAGTGACGGCCGAGATTCTTGACCGGCTTGACCGCGCCGATCTGCTCGACGGCCTTGGCACCCTTGCCGGTGTAGGAGCCCTGCATGACGGTGGGCAGCAGCTTACCGCCGCGCTGCTGAAGCAGCATTTCGACGTTGGTGGTGTAAGCCTGAACGAAGTGAGTAGGAACCTGAAACGACATGGCGGTTATCCCTTGTTGCCATGCCAGTTATCCGGTTCGTCTCCGGGCCAGCCGTCGAGGGCTATTTGCCCCTCGACGGCTGGATAACCGTTTTGCTACTCGGCCGTCAAGAGGGATATGCAGACTTGAACAGCGCTTCCCATTCGGCGTTGGCCGCCTTGCGCACTTCCGGGTTGGTCGAGAGCAATTTCGCCTGAAAGTCGCTGTCGCGCGAAAGCGTATCGATCCGGGTCTTCGCCTGATCGGCCGTCTGCGTGAACTGGCCCGATCCGCCGGTCTTTCCGGGGGTCGGAGCCTGCGCTTCCGTCATGGCCTGGCCGAACTTGCCGAACATGCTCATCATGGCTTTGGTGCCGACCGCAAGCTCGATCTTGTCGAGCAGGCCCTTTTCGAGCCCCGACGCCCGGAACGCACGCCGCCCGGCTTCCTCGAAGTCGCCGAACTTGTCGCCCATCTCCTGCTGGAGCGCGGTGTATTCGCGATCCGAGTTGGCATGGAACTCTTTCAGCGCTTCGACTTCGCGGCCGAGCACGTTCTTCACGAGGCCCGCCGCAACGTCCTTGGGCACCCCGGCGTCCTTCATCCACCCGGCGGCGGCTTCGACCACGGGCGTCATCTCGGCGGCGAATTGTCCCGCCATCTCGGCAGGGAGCCCGCTCGCCGTGAACAGTTCGGTCGCGGTGGCCGAGACGGTTTCCGGCGTGAAGCCGTATTCGGCGACGTCGGCCGGAGGCGCAAAGCCCGCCTTGGCGCGGAACGCGGCGATCTCTTCGGGAGTGGCGTCGGCCTTCGGCTTCACGAGAATGCGATCGACGTCACCGCCGCGCTCCATGCTCACCAGCTTCTCGACGTTGGTATAGCTCTCGAGGATATCGTTCGGGTTGGTCCAGCCCTTCGCCGCGATGGCCGGGGCGTATTTCGGGTCGATCCCGGCCGTCTCGTGCCACGGCTTTTCGGCACCTGCGGCCGGTGCAGCGCCGCCGCCCTGGCCGCCCTGCTGTTCTTGCCCGGCGGGGGGTGCGCCTGCACCTGCCTCGCCGGAGTTGCCCGCCAATGCTGCGGACCCCGGATTAGTTGCCATTTACTGTTCCTCTTCTCGAAGGTTCGCCGCCTCGTAAGGTTCGAGGTGCAGGAGCTTCACGAAGTGATCCCACACCTCCCGACGCTGCGCGGCGGCCGCCGTAGCTATCGGATCGACCGCGCCATTGCGGTCGTATTGCGTCAAGTTCCCGCCGCAGAGCTTCTTCAACTCCACGGCGAGCACCCGTGCGTCGCGGTTCAAATGCCCCCTGCCGTCGAGCAAGAGGCGTCGGATCGCGATCTGTTTGTTGCGGAAGCGCGTCGACGCCACGTCAGTTCAACGGCTTACCGCGCGGCAAGCCCGGCAGCGCAGGGCCTTCGCCGCGCAGAATATCGGCGGCCATCTTCTTCTCGACGGCCAGGTGGCGAAGGTGGTCGATCGCTTGGAGCAGGCCGCCGCCCATCTTGTTGTGAACCGCGACGTCCTGCGCGTCGACGAGATCGAAATCCACTTCGGTCGTGCCATCGTCCTTGACTACGACGCAGACGAAGCTCGTGACGTCACCGCGAAGGAATTGCTCGTGCCGCTCGTTGAGCTTGTCGCGCTCTTTGCGGCCGACGATCTGGCCCCCTGAAATCAATGCTACCATGTCGGTTCTCCGTTGATTGAAAGGCTATTCGACGATCTGCCAGTCTTCGGCGAGCACGTCGGCCTGCGAAGCGAGCCACGGAACGACGTAGCCCTGCGCCGTTTTCATGTCGATATGCGCGTGGTATTCGACCTGCGTTCCTTCAGGATAGATGCCGGGTAGTGGCGGCCGGTTGACGGTGAAGGTCGACCCGGAGACAAGGAACAGGAACATGCCTTTACCGTTCCAGCCGTGGCGCGCGACCTTCTTTCCTGCCTTCAGCATCTCGACCGCATGGCCGAAATTCATCGCGTCGGTTGGTTGGTATGCGCGGTCGAACACGTCGGCCGGGCTCCAAGAGATATAGCCGCTATGCCGAGAATCGTTGCTAGCGCCGCCGTCGACGTATTCGACGAGATAGCCGTCATCGTCGCCGTTCTCGTTGGCGGGGAGTTCCCACCCGCGATATTCGTTGTAGGCGGCTCGCGTCATGGCTGTAGCGAGGATCAGCTTCGTTCCGATGTAGGTCTTCATTTTCTTCTCCGTTGCTTCGGCCCTAGAACGGCGCGGCCGTGGACGCCTGTTGCGCCTGCGCCGCCGTCTTGGCGGTGTCGG